GGACGAAATGGCTCTCCCCGGCTCCACGCTTTACCCTAGTAAAGCCAAGAACGTGGGAGCCATTCTTGTTCGCGTTGAAGGCTGCGAGTTGCAGGTTGTTGGTTGTTTTTTCCGCAGCGGAGAGAAACTGATCACGGCGGGACACGTTGCAAGCTCAATTTCAACGAGCGTTGCGCAAGTGTTTTTAGCAGGCATTCACAACCCTCGCAAAGAATTACACACGGTTAATTTGTCTAGATTACATGAAGTCGATTGCAGCTTTTTTGATCTCGAGGAGTCTGAAGTGCAGAGTCGTTACGACGTGTTCGTCAAAACTCTGCCAGCCAGAACTTGGTCCAAAATAGAAGTGAACGATTGTTCGTTCAAGAAAAAATCTTACTACGGACAAAATGTAATAGCCAACGGTTTTGTGGGCTCGGAAGGACTTTTCATGGCGAGCTCAGGCAAGACTCTAACGGAGTCCGGTCCTGAGGAGTTGTGGCATACAGCCACAACTCAGAAGGGTTTTTCTGGCAGCCCGTTGTTTTCAGGAAACAGCGTGGTTGGTATGCACATATCTGCCGCCGGAGACAAAAATGTGGCTCTTCGCATCGAGCTCATAAAATGGTTGCTCTCCGGTGGACATGAAGCTCACTTGCAGGAATTGGAATCAAATATGCCTGAAATCACCGTCACTAAGTATGATGTTAAGATTAATGGGCGCTCTGTCTCTAGACGGGATCTAGACGACGGGCGCTATTCAGTCTACATGGATGCTAACGGTGAAGTCGATTTTGGGTACTTGACTGACCAACTGCGAGCATTGAAACATTTAGCGGAAACAGGCAATCCCAAGTACGAGATTGCCTACGAGCAGCTTATAGACGACATCGAAAATGATGACAATATCACTAACAAACAGCATAAAAGATTGATGCGTGTTGTTGATGAGTGCAACATCCAATTCGGTACCGTGCCAGCTCCGCTGACACCCAAAATAGAGGGAATAGTCGTACTACCCAGGAAATCACCAGTCCATTGTCCTAGCACTCCGAAGGAAAACGAAGACATTGTGAGTTATGTAGGTGATAAACTTGAGAAGTTGACTAAAATGGGATATGAGCCTGATAAGTACGGCATGCCTGTCATCACTGCACAAAGCGAGAAACTTTCAGTTGAGAATCATCTGAAATTATTCCACCAGAGAGTAGCAACGATTCACAAGCCTCCTACCGAGTCAGAAATTAGAAAAACAGTGGCTATAGTCGCAGAAATGATGAAAAATAACAAATTCGAACCGCAAACCGGGTATCGGACGTTAGAAAACATTGTTTCAATAATTGATTCAACTGCTGTTAAAGATTCCAAAAGCCCTGGGCACCCATATCAAAGTGAAGGGTTAACCACTAACCAACAAGTTATCGAACGGTATACTAAACTTGGCTTAGCGGAGCTCGTTCTTAGAGAATGGGATTGTCCCGACATCGAGGTGAAAAGTTTCATAAAAGCCGACCCGACGAAGGTTGCAAAACTTGAAAAAGGGATGCCGCGAATTGTTACGGGTAACCCGCTGCACAAGACGATAAAGAACCATGCAGTGTTCGATCAATTAGCAGCGTCGTTAGTCAACAATTGGCAAAAATCACCAGTCAAGTATGCATTCGCCCCTTCAACCCCCGGCGCGATAAAGCACATGGCTTCGCTGTTCGAGGGCAAATCGGTCGCTGAGAGCGACAAGTCAAATTGGGACTTCAGTTTCTATGAATACCTCTTCACAATAGTCGAAGGAGTAGTTAAGGAATTATCAGAACGTCCTGCGGACATGCCTGAATCCGAATACGAACAATGGATTCAAGATGTTCATTCATGCTTCGAAGAAGCAATGGATTCATCTTACCGTTGCACCGACGGATCAGTCTTGAAACCCGAACATAAAGGTATTATGAAGAGTGGGTGGTTCCTCACGATCATAGCTAATTCTATAGGCCAGTTAGCACTGCACGTCTTAGCAATGATTCGTATGGACCACTCACCAGATCAGATACTTAGTGAAGCTTTCCGCATAGTGGCCGGCGGTGATGACGTTCTTCAAACGTTTCCTGCCGGATTCGATTATCCCAAATACCGAGAGAACATGACAAATCTTGGGTTTGAGGTGTCGGATTTTAAAGTTCATCCCAGCTTCGAAGGCTGCGAGTTCTTTTCCCACGTATTCAAACAAAGGGATGGTGTGTGGACTTACTACCCCACAAGATTCACAAAACACATTGTGAATTTGTGCCACACCAAATCACGTGACCTGGCTAACGCTTTGTCATGTCACATGATTAACCACGTTTGGGACAATCAGAAATTTAAGTTCTTTGATACCATGTATAGGGATCTACGAAAAACAGACCCAGATCAATTCCCCCTTAATCTGTTGAAGAGTCAAAAGTATCTTCAATATAAGGTGCTGGGATTCGAGTAGATTCATCACGGTCTTGAGGAGACCTAAAACCCTCATGTTTTATTTGCATGTAAATTGTATTGTAGGGTAGGGGTAGGTGAAAATTTTGTTTTTGTATATTGTATGGAAAATGATATCCCTGAGTGGCTTTGGCCCTATACTGATAACTATACTGGCCCGTATTGGTCGGATGGTAAATTTCAGGGGTCGACGTCCAGGGGAAGAAAGGCTCCGAAAAGCCGACTCGATAAACTCAGCAAAGCACATGATGCGTCATACGCAACTTGCATTGGTTTTGATTGTCTTGATCGTGCTGATCAGGTGTACTCTTTGGATTCGAGTAACATGTCCTTAGTACCGTGGCTCATAGGCAAAATGCCTCTATATGGCAACGCGATACCAAGGAAAATTGCTCGACTCCTAGGGCATACCTACATCGGAGATGAAGCCTTGTGGGTGGGAGAAAACAAAAAGCGGATGAGTAGAAGGAGGTTTGGAAACAGCGAGACCACGTTCATCGATCCTCTGTCAACGAACAGATTTCGAGGAAGAGAGTGGCAAAACCCATTACCGCCACCGAAACAAACTCCAGCTCAAACTCCCCTCGTGCCGCAGGCGCCAGAAGGGCAGGTGTCATTCGAGGAACCGGCTATGTCACCAACTATGTTCGTTCAGAACGTAGATACTGGTAACACACCTGCTGTACTCGAACCACCACCCTTTCCACAGGGTTCGTCAGGTTATTACTACCCTGACGAACAGAACAATGGAAATTCTGTCGAATCGCCTTTCGGGAATGCTTTGTCCCGCGGTAACCTGAACCGATGGATGAGAGGTTCCCCTAAAATGAAAAAGAAAAAATTTGCATCATCGAAAAAGAGAAAACAAAAGAAAAAATAATACATATTGCATATTGGTTGGTTTGGGAGAAAAGAAATTTTATTATGGTTAAAAAGTCTATGAAGAAAAACATGCGCAAAGCACCGCAACAGCGAC